CCCTCAACAATTTCTAATACCAAAAACTGGTCTCCATATTTTGCTAAGTTTCTAATCCACGGCCAAAGGTTAAATTCTATGTTCATTATATCATAGAAAAGGTTATGTAAAACCTCTTTGACGTTTTGATTAGATGTTTTGATTGTTAGTACATCACCAAATTCATTTTTTGTTGTAGATTCATCAGCGTAAATATCCAATGCGGATGCTATAATGGGGTCTTGATCCATTGCATCATAATCCAAAAACAACTCTCTTCTGATTGTTTGATAAGAAAGTTGAGTTTGTAAAGCATTGTACTGATATCCGGTTTGTAATTTATAAAACTTATCTTTAATAGTTTTTAAATTAGATAATGCCTGACTGCTTTCAGTATCTACAACCTTCGTTTTCCCATCTTCTCTCCTAACAATAACATTAGTAGAGAATAACTTTCTCATTCTTTCGAAAAACGAATTATTATTTTGTTCTGCCATTTTATTTATTTTCTATAATTCTGATAATCAAATTACCATTTCCTTTAATAACTCTGTGAAACTTATGATTTTTTATTTCGATTCGCTTCCCTTCTATTAAATCAATCGGTAACTCATCATCTAATTGAATTTTCCAATCCTTTCCACCTAAAACCAAAATCTCTCTATCCCATTCATCTTGATGCCACAATAACTCTCTTTCATCAACATCTCCTTTAAATAACCTATATCTTTTAGTATCATTTATAAAAACATCTAAATACTTTTCATTCATACCGAATTTATGAATAATTATTCAATTTTCCAATTATTTCTACCAATATCTATAAGCAGGTTCGGATAATCCTAATTGCTTTGCGTACTTAGGTAGATTACACGCCCACCATCTAGCAGATGTCTTATCCTTTTCAGTATCACAATTGTGTCTAGATGCAAATGCCTTACTAGCCTCTAAATCATTTATCTTAACTTTAAGACCAGTAGTATCTCCCCAAGTTACCTTTTTAACACTATCTCCATCTTTTACATAAACATAGAATTTTTTAGGCCCACCTTTTTTAGGTTTATTTAACTCTACCTCTTCTCCACCATGCTCCGCTTCTAAAATAGGAAAATCTAACCAAACTTCTTTACCTTCATAAATACCCTTTTCACCTAAATCAGTTTCTTTTACAAACCACTTATCTTGTGCATTTTCTAAAACTAATTTGCTTTCATTGTAAAGTTGTCTAGCATTTCTAAACATTTCGAAGTATTTAGATGAACCATATCTATAAATAGATTCATGAAGAGGTGTACCTACCTTTTGGTGGTATCTTAATCCCTCATTTATTGTTTCAATATTTTCAATTAAGATTTTCATACATATAAATATTAGAATAGCCACCTTATATCTTCATTTCCCTCGCCAATATTCATTTCATAAGGATTTGCTCTCATTCTTTCGTTTGCTGAACCCATAGAAAAACCTGTCGTAGAAATAGAATCGATTGCCACTTTTGCTAAATCCATTCTCTCCTGTCTCAATCTTAATGCAGTATCCCTTACCCATAAACCAATTGAGAATGACATAACTAAGTCATCATTATAACCTCTCATAGCCTCAGCCCTATTTGTGTACCAAATAAAAGTAAATAACTCATCAATTAATCTTGCGGATTGAACTATTACTTCTTTATTTCTAAAATATTCATCTAATTTTGAAATAATCAGAGGACGAGTTTTAGCGGATGTTGTGAATCCTGCTACTTGCCTTCTCTCTTCCGCATTAAATTTATTGGTATATTGTTTTTCAATATCAATGTATTTGTAATCTTGTGTTTGATAGTAAAGATTTTGATAATTCCTATCGATTACTTGCTGAATTACTGCCCAACCAATATTCGCATTTTCTATTACTAAAAGTGCATTATTCCATTCAGTTCCAACTGCCACCAAAAAATTACCGTAATCTTTGGTTTCCATTTTACCTCTATATTCAGCTACCTGCACATTATTCACTACATCAAAAACATGAAATGCGGAATAATCCGAACCATCACCTCTCGCAACGTCGGCTACAACCATATAAGATTTTTGGTAATCAGGATATTCCCACTTCCAATAATTTCCATCAAATCCACTTTTTTCAATTGGGTCTTTAACAAATGTTTCCTTATACCACATTAATAGTTCTGGTGCAATAACAGTATCCCCGGAAGAAATGAAGTCGCAATCACACTCCTGTGCCGCCAACTTTTCACCCAATACTTTTGTTTGTTCATCTCTCCACTTTTGGTCTCTTTCTGGATGAACTGTCCAATGCAAATAGATTGGGTTAAATTCATTCGTTTGTTCTTCTGCTCCTACCCATTGCTGATGAAACCAGTTACCTACACCATTTGGAGTAGAAAGTGCAATACAACTACCACCCGTTGATAGAGCAGGAGTTGCCGATGCCCAAATTTCTACAATATCTGGAACGAATGCCGCTTCATCAATAACTAAAAGTGATAAGGCTTCAGAACGACCTGCATCAGGAGAAGATGGGATTGCCTTTACCTGTGAACCATTTACTAATCTTAATGATAGTTTATTATCTTCCTGTGTTGCTACCTTTAACCAACTCGGTAAGTTATCATACATAACCCTTACCTTTGTTACTAAGTTTTTAGCAACTTCTTGCTTAATCGCAATTACAAGTACGTTATAATCCTGATTGAATATCATCTTCCACAATGAGTAACCTGCGGTTAATGTAGAGATACCCGTTTGTCGAGATTTAAGTACAATATTATATCTATGGTCTTTAAACTGATGTAGAGTTTTTTCTTGATATGGAAAAAGTTCAAAACGCAACTTACCTTTTGTAGGATGTTGAATCTTACAATATTTTCTCATAAAATATACCGGGTCAGCGGCACATTTTTTGTATTCTTCTCTGATTACATCCTTTAATGATAATCCTTTATCTTGCATTAAATAATCTATTTAGAATAGGATTGTCTAAATCTTTTAATTTAGCTTCATAAATAACTATATCTTCTTCCAATTCTACTAATCCTTTTTCTATATTTTTTATCTCCAACTCCATATCAGCCTTCATTTCTTCCATAGGTTTTGGTAGATGCCACACCTCAATTCTACCATCTTCTAATACCTGCTCATAAAATGGTTTCAATTCCTTAATGCCATCTTCTATTTGTCGTTTTGCTTCTTTTGCTTGAGAAATAGCTCTTCCGAAAATTCTAAAATTTTTATATTCATCAAAAACATTTAGCTTTTTTGCTTCGGAATCCATTTCCAAATTACAATCAATACAAAATCCGGATTGTTTTATTAAAAGTTTATCATTCTCTCCATATTTTTGTTTTTGGCAAGAATGGTTAGAACAATTTTCTTTTTCTCTTAAAAATTCTCTGATTGATTGGAATACTTCGTGGTTTTTACCTGTCTTTAAAACATACCCTTCTTTTTGTTCATATTGGTATGTATCATCTTCCCACTTTTCTCCTACTTTTCTTTTAATGTGAGGATTGGATTTTTCATATCCAAAAGATTTTGATGGGTCTTCCCCTCTGAATACATAATCCACCAATTCTCGGCGGGTTTTATGCATTAAATCCTTTTTAAATTCTTTTTTTGCCATAACCTTTATATATGTATATATATTGAAAAAATTGTGATTAAGATATCTTTTTAACTTCTATCTTAATTTTTGGAGTATATCCCTCTGGTAAATTTACTTTTATACCTTCAAATGATTCAACTTTGTTTTCAAAATAAGAAAGTTGAAAAATTTTATCTGTAAGATTTAGTACTAATTGAGATGATGTACTCATCTTCTTAGTATCTCTTTTCATATTCAATGGAGAATCATCTTTGTAAAAATTTTTTCTCATTAATGGAGCAATCAGATTCCAATCATCTGCTTTATCCATTTGTTTTTCGGCACTTAATTTTCTTACAATTGAACTTTTGTAATCAGGCCCATCGGTGTACCCCGCATCAGTATAATAATGTCCATGATTTGTTCTAACCATTGGATGCTCTCTATTTACTAAATTAATTTTTGGATTATGTTTTGAAGTTGTTTCAATAGAAACAGTTGTTTTTGGTGAACTTACAAATGTATGCCCCTTAATTCCACCTTCGTATTGAACAGCATATCTTATAGCCTCTTTAAGATTTTGAGAACCCAATGCTTTTCTTATCTTAGCCCCATCTTTTGATGGTTTTCCTTTTTTCTTTACTATCTTCTTTTCCTCTTCATCATACCCAACCATTAAAGCAGTATTTACAATTCCTATACCATGTTCATTCATTCCTTCACTCCAGTCCGTCACTATATCATGTAGATAAACTACTTCAACACCATCTATAATAGTGTGTACAACTTCTAATTGAGGGTTATATGCTCTATCTCTATTTTTGGCGAGGATATACTTATCTCCAATTTCTTTGGATACTATAATACATTCTCCTAAAATAATTCTGTCAAAAAGTTGTGGCATCTTAATAAATTCTTATATAAATATTTTGTTTAAAAACAATTAATCGAAAACTATATGTTTATCGAAACTATTTTTTAAAATATTTTGAAATTTACTTTCATCGTAAACCACATCAAACAAAAATGCCACCCTAGTTGTTTCTCCGGTATTTACCACATTATGTTCAATAGCCTGTGAATCAAACCAATGAACCACTCCATCGGTGAACCTCATTTGATATTCATTATCATTTAATTTAAAATGATTTATACAATTTTCATTCGAAACTACTGGCATTATAAATCTTCGATAATGATTTCCCCCATCTTTGTGCCAAAATAATCCACCGGTTGGCTGAGCGAAGAAAAGAAAGATATTATCAAATTCAATCCCATCAAATACTGGTAAAACCTCTTCGTTAAAATAATTTAATTTACTAAATTTACTTAAATCAGTATTATAACTTTCCATTTTTACATTATCGTTTGAAACCGATGATGTATCATAATAAAGATTTATTTCATTTAATAACTTAACACTATCAAAACTCAACTTTGATTTATATAATTCCATTATCTACTGAATGTGAATATTCCTAAAATTTGATTTAAAGGTGCAAATGCTCCAGTCAATTTAAATGTGTTCCCTTTGTAGTTAAACACAATTCCTTCATTTGGAACTATCTTTTCGAATCCACCCAATGCTTCAATTCTTGCTAACTCTACTTCCAATTTATCTAAATTTTTTGCATCACCAGTAGCTCTAATTGAGTTTATTGCGGTTTCTAATCTTCCCACCATTTGTTGTTTAGCTGCATCCGGATTTACTGTCAACACCGAAGTCATAAATGATAAAACTTCTGCTCCAACTCCTAAGAATATAGTTTCGAATTTAAGAAGATTTTCTTTTGTTATTTTTTGTTGGTCTTGTTTTTCTATTTTCTCAGCCCACTCTCTATTCTTCTCATCTTTGATATCCTTTATCCTAAACCCCTTATCTCCAAACGCCCATCTTTTAACTAAACCAATTTTTTGTTGTTCATCCAAACCTTTTGTATTTTTATTTACAAAATCTAACCACCAAGCCTGATGATAATCTGCTACTCCATTTTTTTCAGTTAATCCAAATTCATTTTGCAGTGATTGTATTTTTGAAAGGAATAAGGATTGCTTAGATTTTAAATCCTTATTAACCGGTAACTTTTGTATAGGAGGCCCTTGCAATTTAAATTTAGATTGAACATCTGCATTTACCTTTTTTACCATAGATGCTAATTGTGCCCCTGCTTCCGGATTTTCTCCTATTGCATTTCCTTCATCATCATATTCCATAGTTCCATGAAATACTAAAAGAGATTGTCCGTATGGAATTACATTTGTATTTTCTGGATAAATGATTTCACAATTCATAAAACATTTACCATCTTTGAATATCTTTTTACGTTGTGGTTCAGATAATCCTGCTATTGCTTTTGAAAGGTCATTCATAGCAAATGTATAAGCATCGGTTAGTGCACCCCTACCAGCAAATTGTTTTGCAACTTGTCCAATAGTCATTGCACCTTCACCCTGATTTTTTGTATGTGATTTATTTCTTGCCGCAACTAGTCTACCATTTACCCAACTAATTGCTAATGCTTGTCCATCGGTTTTTTCCCTTGCTAATTCTAAATCACCATTAAGTGCTTTAGATACAATATTTTTAAGGTCACCAAATGTAAGATTCATCTCAATATCAAAAGGATGGTTCATATGTCCATAAGCACCACCTTCTAAAAGTAAACCTTCACTCAATGGAGTTTCAATCTT